GGCGCCCATATCATACCAGATTCAAACAAAGGTGCAACCGCATTTACACGTGCATGCTTATCATTTCCTTTGTTAGGACTAAAGTTGACAACGGGTATATCCATCTGCCTAAGCTCGTAAGTTAAGGGTAGGCCAGATGCTTTTGCCTCAATTATAACTGTCTCAGGCATCCAATATTTATATTGATCCAGGGCCAAGCGCCTTAGTTCTGGAAACTCGTACCTGCCTTTGATTGCATCGAGGAGTATTAGATTAGCTCCTGAGTCTTCGTCAGGATAAAATACTCCCCAAGTTGTTATTGCACTATAATCAGCTGTCTCCTTTTTTAAAAATGCGGTGTCATAAGATTGTATAACATGATCTAATTGTGGAATGTTTTCTCCCTTGTAAACTCTCCACCACTCACGTTTTAGAATGGCTCCTTCTTCTGCTGTTGGATTTTGCATCCACTGCGCGTTCCATTTGCCCGTGGGCAGTGTTGCTTGGACCTTCTCTAACTCATCTAGCTTCCAATACTCTGGCCAAACCGGCTTTGCTTTACTTGATCCATGGTCCATGATTGCTGGAAACTCGACCACGTGCCACTGATCAGCTTTCGCTTCTTTTTGATTCTGTATCAGTTTACCTGTCAAATCTTTGTTAGACCATCTAGTCATAACTAAAATAATTTTACCACCAGGTTGTAAACGTTGACGAGGACCTGAAGTGTACCACTCGTAAGCTGATTCAAGAGCCGTGGGCGATAGTGCATCTTGCTCGGAATGTGGATCGTCGATTATGAGAAGATCAGCACCACGACCTGTGATCGCACCACCAACACCGGCGGCGAAGTATTCACCACCTTGGGCAGTCTCCCAACGTCCGGCTGCCTTTGAGTCTTCTTGTAATCTGGTTTTAAAAATCTTGCCGTAGTCCTCACTGTCAATTAGGTTCTTGGCTTTACGTCCAAACCTCACTGCGAGTTCTCCTGTGTGCGTTGCCTGAATAATCTTTAACCTTGGCTCACGGCCCACCATCCATGCTGGCAGAAGATAAGATGCAAACTCTGACTTCGTGTGCCTTGGTGGCATGTTTACAATTAGTCGAGTAATCTCTCCTGTTGCAAGTTTATTAAATTTATCTGCTATATGTCTATGGTGAGAGCCTTCAATAAAATCGGGCCACATACATTTTACAAAAGAAAGAAAGTCTTCTTTGGCTTTGTTCTGTATCTTTTTTTCAGCATGCATTACTTGCAGCTGTTTAAATTTTCTACGGACGTCTGCAGGTAGTTTATTTATATCTATATTATTCAATTCCATAAAAATTTTTTAAAAAATTTTTTGCACTATGTTTAAAGTGTTCAACATGTTTTTACCAGCTAAAGCTGTGTAAATCAAGCAATACAACCTAGAGTAGTGGGACCCCTTTGTACAAAAAGGGGGGATAGGGTCGAAGCGATTAGCGATGTTTGGATTTGGTTCGGGACCCCTGGCCCGTTAGGGCCAGGGGCAGAGAGTTAATCTAATAAGACCATGTAAGCGCCTGGGTTCTTTCTACTGAACATGTCCAGACCTTTTTGCATGGCATCATATTGCTCGGTCTCTTCTGCATGTTTAATTAAATGATACAACGCATGTTCCTCATGCGTTAGCATTGCAGACTGACCAGAATATGGATTAGTTGTTTTTATTAAGTTATTATCTTTCTTAGTCATGTCCTTGAACATATAGGATAAGTCAAGCATTGTCAATACCCTTTATAACTTTTTGTTTATATGGATTGCCATGCCAGTCGGTCTTATTTTCTACAACTACATTTATCGGTGTTTCAAGAGCCTCTAACCTTGGGGCTATTGCGATGACTTCTCTCCAATACGTATAAAAGAAATCAGTGTAACAACCCTGACTACAAAACACAGACCAAACAGAATCTTTGTTCCAATTGGTCTGGGCAATCTTTCTGGTCCTCAAAACCTTTGAGCCTTGGACACCTCTTATTCTGTCTTGTGTTTTACCTCTATGGCAATTCGGACCATGACACCAATTATAATCACTCATCACTAACTCCTAACCTTTGTTTGAACTCTTTCTTTTTTGCAATCTTTTCTAACTCTAATTCAAAACCATAATGAAAAATCTCTAGACTTTCATCACGATAATTTTTCCATGCTTGTTTGATTTCATCATAATCAAATTGTGTTGAGTTATTCATATCTTGGTAACCCCCCAAAA